CTTGACCCACCAATCACCTTCGTCTGTTATTTTGACAATGGCAATGGCTGTCTCGTCTAAACGGCTCTTAGAGGCTCCGGGGTTCTTCCCCACCTCCTCAAAGCCAGCAAGGTCAATGGCAATGACATATTCCCCGTGCTTAGGCTCTGGGCCTTTCTTTAGCCATTCTTCTTTAAATATCTCTTGTCCAGCGTTAGAGAAGTTTGCTTCAAACTCTTGCTTAAATACGAATGTACTTAAGGTGCGCCGAGCAGCCTCAATCTCGTCAATTGGAATTGTGGGGTTGTCTCTCGTAGTGAAGTGCCAAGACTTCCAATCAGGGTCTTTGCCCTCCTGACCAAGTTTGAACCATTCGTAAAAATGATTCCTACCGTCTGGCGTACTTACTAGCACTGCCTCGCCTCTCAAGTCAGCCAAAGCAGGACGGATAATCTTGGTAAAGACCTCCTCTTTCACAAAACTCGCTTCATCAATAACAGCGAAGTAGAGCTTAAGTCCCCTAAGAGTATCGGGATTTTCGCCGCTTCGTACGTGTATCTGTCGACCCGTCTTTAGGGTAATATCCATTTGATTAACGTGAGCACTTTTAATGAGGTCTTTACCCTGTTCTAAGAGAGCTTGCCAGCAAATCTGCCGAGCTTGAGCTAAAGTTGGAGCCACATAAACGACAGCACTTCCCGCAGGGGCTTGTAACGCTTTAGCTAACAACAATTTAATAGCTAAATTACTTTTTCCTGTCCGGCGACCACAAGCCAAAATCTTGAACCTAGCCGGAGAATTCCATACCTCAATTTGCCAAGGCAGCAGTTCCCATGATATTTCCATTAAATTTATTACCTTTTCTTATATTCTCATCTGCTGGAATTACTTGTAAATTCCAAGGAACGTGTAGACCAGAAACATTCCTACCTTGCAGCGGGACAATGTGGTCAACGTGGTAAGGTGTATTCATTACCTTGCTACACCAAGCAGATAGCTCATACTCAATACGGATAGCTTCAAAATGTTCTTCTGTAAGCCACGGAGGAGTTCTCTGCTTTTGGGAAGTATAGCGCTTCATCTTAATTGCCGCCAGTCGCCCTCTATTATTACTGGCGTACTTCTTAAAATTAGCCGACCGTTGTTCTTTAGTCTTTGCTCTGTATTCTTTTAGTCTTTCAGCATTTTTTAAAGTATACAGTTTACCTTTTTCTGAAAACATCTCTTTGTTGTTTTTTCTGTATTCCTTAGCCTTCTCAGAAAGCGTTTCTTTATTCTTTTGTTGATACTCTCTCATCCGAGCTAAAGAAGACTCTCGATTAGCAAAATGCCTTTCCATAGCCTTTTTGTTTATCTCGTCACGGTGCTTTTCAAACCGTCTCTGGGATTCCTGTTTCCTACAGCTTTTACAGCTTTTATGGAGACCGTCCTCATTTTTCTTGTTTTTGTGGAAGTCAAGAACACTTTTGTGCTCATGGCAAGTACAGCATTGTTTCATTTGTAATTCTCCTTTCAAGAGAAGGGTGTTCAGACACACGCACCCTAAACGTGTTGAAAGCCGATTACTCGGTGTCTTTTATCTCTATGTCGGACACATCGTCCAACGTCTCAATCTTAGGTGCTCCTAAAGACGATATGTTAATACTAATGGAAGGCATTGCCCCTCCTCCATTCTTTGCTGCCTCAAATAGGCTCATAGGAAGCAATCTGTCGATACTGAGCTTCAGGGCTGCCATTTGCCCCGGATGCTCGTCATTAAGCGCAATACTCACAACCTTGTCAATTATCCGGGTTCCACCTGTTGCTAGGAGCCTTTCCTTAAACTCTTGGATGCGACCCGCATCACCAACAGGACGACCAATCTTCCCCTTGTTTCTCTCTTTAACGGCTATGAGGTCGGCCTTGGGGGGCCTCCCCTTCCCTCTTGTTTTTGGTACGACAACGCTCATGCTACTGCTTTCATTTTCTTACGACACTCAATGCAATAGGTTTGCAGCTTTGTCAATCCTTTGTGATGCTTATGGAAAGAGGTTACAGGAAGCGTCTCTTTGCACTCTTCACACTTCTTAAAGCCTTTAGCTAAAAGACTAAGAACTTCTTGCTTTTTACTAAAAATCTTTGCTTTAACTTCTTTATGTACAGAATACATACCTCTGTCAACATCCCTACGGGCTGCTGCCGCACAAGGGCGACATTCGTGGTGGAGACCATCATCTTCAAACCTTGAAGCCCAGAAATAGCTTGTAGACGCTTCTTTCTCTTGTTTACAGACGGAACATTGTTTCATTTTGTTTTCCCTTTCAATGGAAGAATATAGGTGTTCGACCACACTCACCTATAAAAGTGCTGAAAGCCCGTTAGGGATAGTCTTTATTGTTTACGACCAACCTTTTGGTTTTTAGTCTTTTCTCTATAAAGTCTATTAGACTATGAAGACTTTAAAGTTATTGTTATTTACAAACTACAAGAAGGAATTGCTTTAAAGCCATCATAGAGGCTTTAAACGTTTTAGTTAGCTTCTTAGTTTTCCTCTTTAGTCTTTATTGTCTATACTAAGATTGTACCACATTAAATTCCTCATTACAAGTCCTTATTGCATTTATTTGTGTAAAGAAGTGTAAAGACACTAAATCTTTTAGGATGTTCTAGCTTCTTCAAGCCTTTAATGTTCCCCTTTGGGAGCGCATTTAGCGAATGAACATGAAGCATTTTGCACAACTATGCCTGTTTGGTCGATTCTTTAATGAAATCAAGGGTCTCCAGAGGTCTATTAGGTCTTTACTTATCCTCCTTTTTTATTGCTCTTTTGTCTTTTTTATATGGCTACGAAGCTCCTGTAAAGATTTCACAGCCTCACTACCCCTCCCCCCCTATTAACATAACGTGTCAGCTTCTAAGTGCCTAAACGACATACAGCATAGACTGATGAGTCACAATGTAGACTGACCAGTCACTATGTTTACCATATGGTCAAACTATTAGTGACTCAGTAGTCAGTAATGGTAATGCGAATGATTCTCATTTGGCTGGTGTGAGGGGCTATGATGCACCATATTAGGGATACTATAAGGGATACTACCTAGGGGTAAACACCTAGCAGTCACCAATGAGACACAATGAATGTATAATCTGTGTACATCTCAGTAGTTATCCACAGAGTGTTCCAAATTGGTGCGTCACTATCACCACAATGGTGCATGATGCACCATAATAGTGCTGTGGATATGTATAACTCTGGCATAAGCTGTGGATATCCGTCTATATCTGTGGATAACTAGGTTTTTGTTGTTTATTTGCACTTGGCACGGTTGATGCGTAGTAACTAGGGTCAGGCACTAACGCATGGCACACACAATATAGGACTATTAAGATATGAACCGCACTACATACCACGCTACACGCAAAAGCATCCGCACCAATGGCCTATTACATACCGCTAAATGGGCAATGGATGGCAACAAACTCGACACACTGTTTACCATTGATGAAATCACCAATGTAATGACACAAACTGATTGGCTCGCCATGCGTCAACAGTTCGCACGTAATGGCAGTGCATCAAGTGCCTTCAAACTGACTACAACCGTTCGTGTATAATTCTATCTAAGCCTTCAACCGAGGGCTTAGGTGGCAATTTTGCCTTGTTCAGCATAGGAAAAATCATGCAAGTAAAATCTACGGAATTCACATCAATGAAAGGTCATGTGGCTGATGGTTTTATTGTTGTCGCACCAAGCGGCAAGCAATTCAGCATCAAGAACACAATGCAAGGATGGACAGTTTTAGGCGCTGATGGGCGGCCTGTATCGGGGAATCTACCCTCTGCACTGGATGTAGAATATTTTGTCGTTAACGGTCTCTATTCACATTAAAGGAAGAACATCATGCACACAACTAAAGTAATCCAGCTTGCAAGAAAACACATCGGCAAGGGCGACATGGAATCAAGCGCAAGGGTATCGCTGTCCGATGCACTGCATCTATATGAGAGAGGGTTATTAGACTATGCTAAGAGTCGTGCCTTGAATTCGCTGAAATATTCTGTTGGTGTTTTCCATGCTGACTACAAAAAGGCAGCGAGCCACTTGGCGAGTAGTGTATAATTCTCTTTCAATGCCTTGCATTAGGGCATTGAAGGGGCAATTTTGCCCAGTCGATAGGCGGCCTATTGTGGCCTTTATAGGAATACATCATGCGAAAAATTGAAAAAGATATGCTATCTGCAATTGCCAATAAAATCAATTGGTCAGCCGATAACACACGTGTGGAATATCAACCTAAAGTGTCTACCACTGAAAGGGCTTGTATTGAATACGCTAAAATTTACCTACACGATAACCATATTGCTACAGTGTCTTATGGGCATACGGTAAACGGAAAAGTAAGAGTAGACTATAATCCCGTTACTTTGCGAGAATGGCCTACACGTACTACATTTAGCCGATTAAATGCTTTAGGCATTAAGGCCGGAATGAGAAAAGGCATTGTTTATGTTAACGAAAAGGCCCTATAAAATGAGAACCCGATTAATTAACGCATACCTAGATTATTTCAACAATTATTTGACTCCCGCAAAATGGGCAGAGCATAACGGGCTTAGCGAAGAGCATGGAAGGGCATTTTTAGCCCTTGCAAAGGCCGTATATGAGTCAAAGCACCCAGAGGCATAACATGAGCACTAAAAACCTATTTGCAAGCCTTTTAATGGCCTTTTTGCTTGGCCTTCCCTTTGTCTTATATTTTATAAGGATGACACCATGAAAGCAATACAATGCGAGACAACCAAAAACTGGTTTATTGTGGGTTTTAGCGGTTATAAGTATTGGGGACATACTGCTAGGGCAGCAGAATTATTAGCACAATCATATTTTTACAAATAAGGAAAAAGACACCATGTACCTAGTTAAATACGCCTCCAGCGGCATTGTAGCTGCACGGTTTTTGCACCGAATAGACGCCAAAGAATTCATTCTAAACAATGATGATTTGACGCTTTTGGTTGGTTTATTTGTAATAATTAAGGAATGAGCGTAACTATGAATGATTTTCTAAACTTATCAGCGGGTTTATTTGTCACAGAAAAGGAAAATACCAATGGATAGCATTTTAACCTATCAGGGCATTGAATGGGAATGCTTTTATGAATATGATGAGCCACAGGCAGAGACAGATACAGACCCGCCATTGCGGGGCATTGCAACCATTTACGAGATTTACATCAGGAATAAGGGGATACGCATACCCAAAGACCTAATAGAGCATATTGACGTACACACAATTCACGCATTGGAGAGACAAATTGAAGATATTCTTGAATAATGTGGTTTTTGGTGCATTAATTGTGTCTAGCATACTATTTGCCTTTATATTAGGCAAGGAATATGCTGCGATACAGACTGAATTAGATTATGCACAAGCCAAAGGCCAATGCTATGACACTGCGACAAAAACGAGGCATTTATCTAAAACAGACGAGGGCTGGATATGCTTTATTGAACATTGGGAGGGTAAACGCAAGCCTAGAATTACTATGAGTAGGTTGACAGAATGACTTTAGAAAGAACTGTATGGTAACAAAACAAACACAGGGAAATTGGGAAGCAGACTCTAAACTAATGGCCGCTGCGCCTGAGTTGCTTGAGGCTTTAAAATGGGCTATGAAGCGAATTGAGAAGAAAGCCCCGCATGAAGCCATTGAAGGGGACGGAGAATTGTACGCATTTGCTATGGCGCTTGGTGCTCTAGTCAAAGCAGAAAAGGGCATAAAATAACATTCACTATCTTTTTATCAATACTTACAGGTATCGGCTTTGCCTGTTTTTTAGTCGCTTATTGGCGGTTATGGAAAAGCAGGAAGGATTAAAGGCCTAGAAATGCCGTTTAAACGGCTTTAAAGGGCTATTCCTGCGACTTTAGACTGAATTTAATACATTGACAACACCAACGGCCTATTTTGGGCCATTTAAAGGACTTTTATGAAATGCGTTTGCTGCAACAAAAACCTAAGCGACTTCGAGGCCACACGCCGACACGCCATTACCAATGATTTTCTAGACACCTGCACGGGATGCCTCGGAGAAATCCAGAGAATGACACCCTTACCAACTATTGACCGAAAAGATTTAGACCACGATGAAGAATATCTGGTTGATGATGAATACAAACAGCTCGGCCTTTAAAGTACTTTAATGTATTACCTACTATTGATATAATATATATAGTACCTTAAAGCCTTTAATGTTACATTATAGTACTTTAAAGAGCAAGAACCATGCCAACTATTAGTAACATAATGCTTTTGGTTGGTCGTAACAACAAATGAAAGAAACATTGAATATATGAAAGTTAAAGACGCTTTATACCAAGAGTTTGAGACCACAATTGAAGAAGAAGAAGCATTTGCAGAAATGCACTTCCAGACAACGTTAAATAATGTTGCCTATTTGGTCGAAAAACATGGAAAAGACGCTGTAATAGCAGAAATCGATGCCTATTTGAAGCTAAAAGACATTAAAGGAAACTAAATGCTATTATCAATCATTGTGGTTGTCTGCATCATCAATATTATTGTCGAATAGGCTTTATAGTATGTCAACAATTGAAATATTCTTATTTATTATTGTCTTATTACTCGCTTATATTGTGGATATATTAAAGAATGAACGAAAGTAAACTATTATCTAAAGGCGAATGCCCTGCTTGCGGGAGTTCAGATGCTTGTTGTACGTATGACGATGGGCATTCTCATTGCTTCTCATGCAATAGCACATTTCAAGGGGCTTCTTTAGTAAACCGAAAAGAGAAACAAATGGAAAACATACAGCCGGAAGGCGAGATTAAAGGCATTCCCGAACGGGGCATTACACGTTCAACGTGTGAACGCTTCAAGGTTTATAGCCCGAACGGTAAACAAATTTACAGCTATAAGAATGGTCTAAAAACCCGAGTGGTCAAAACCAAGGAGTTTTTTAGTGTCGGGAAATTGGATACACTTTTCGGGCAAGAGCTATTCCCTGCCGGAGGCAAAACGGTTACAATTACAGAAGGTGAGCTAGACGCATTGGCAGCGTTTCAAATGCAAGGAAGCCTTTATCCCACTGTATCCGTGCCAAATGGCGCAGCAGGGGCTTTAAAGGCCTGTAAACAAGCGTTTGAATGGCTAGACACCTTCGAGCTAGTGGTGGTGTGCTTTGATGGGGATGAACCCGGCATTAAGGCAGCTAAAGAAGTGGCAGACCTTTTCGCAGGTAAGAGCAAAATCATGAAGCACGTTGAGGGCTTCAAGGACGCTTGCGACTATTTGGCAGCAGGAAAGACCAAGGAATTTATTAATGCTTGGTGGAGGGCTGAAGAACATAGACCAGAGGGAATTGTCAGCGTACATGACATTATGGACAGGCTTCTTGCACCTCCAGTTGAGGGTGTGCCTTGGGCGTTTCCGTCATTGACAACGCTTACGTATGGTCGCCGGAAAGGGGAGCTTTATGGCTTCGGGGCAGGGGTTGGTGTAGGTAAGACAGACGTTTTTACACAGCAAATTGCCTATGATATTGATGTCTTGAATGAGAAAGTAGGGGTTATTTACCTAGAGCAGAATGTCGTAGAAACTGCACAGCGTGTAGCGGGTAAGCTAGACAAGAAGCTATATCACATCCCTGATGCTGGCTGGACTCGTGAGCAATATGAGCAGAGCATTGAGAGCTTGGATAAACGAGGGCAGCTCTACATGATGGAACACTTTGGTGCTATGGATTGGGCTAGTGTAAAGAAGATTATTCGTTACTTCGCTAAGGCGTATGACATTAAGATGATATACTTAGACCACCTGACAGCATTAGCAGCGAATGAGCAGGACGAACGGAGAGCTTTGGATGGCATCATGGCAGACATGGCCTCCCTAGCACAAAGTGATGGCCTCATCATCCATTTTGTGTCTCACCTCACTACACCAGAGGGGAAAGCACATGAGGAAGGCGGTAGGGTGTTGGAGAAGCACTTTACAGGAAGCCGAGCCATTGCTCGTTGGGGCCACTATCTCATTGGGCTTGAGCGTAACAAGCAAGCAGAAGACCCGATAGAGCGACAGACAACGACACTACGAGTGTTGAAGGACAGGTTTAGTGGTCGTGCAACAGGCGAGAAAATTGGCTTGTTCTATGACCGAAATAGTGGTACACTTTCTGAGTGTGAACTTAACAAATTGGAAGAACTGTGAGCATTGCTCACCATTAAAGGAGAAGCAAAATGAAAGAAATCATTATTGCCACAGCCGCAAGGTTTGCGCTTAGATGTCAATACGAAGGTATGGTGAAATGGAATTTATACGCTGAGTGTGCAAATGTTTGCGGCGTTGAATACTACCGACACCACGCTGACTGGGAGCTAGAAGGCGAGCCAGCGTATAACGAAAGCCCCAACATCAAGTGGGAAAAGATTGTGGAAGCAGCTATTACAGAGGAGACAGAATGACACACATCACAATTGAACGAGCAGAGATGGAGCAGGTGCTTGAGGCGTTGCAATGGAGCAAGCCACACAAAGATGCAGAGATTACACACAGTGAAGCCATCACCGCCATTGTTGAAGCCTTGGCACAGGAATGTCCGAACTTAAAAAACTGCAAGGGAGCTTGCTTTCAGTGCGAGTATTTCAATGTAGATACAGGCATGATGGAATACCCCGCAGCACAGCCAGCACAACGCCCTTGGGTGGGGCTTGTAAATAAGGATAAGGTTCTTGATTTCGGGGATGCTCATGTAACCCCTGAATTTGCCCGTGGTGCTTTGTGGGCTGAAGCCAAACTTAAGGAGATGAACACATGAATTTATACGAAGTGTACACAGACCGTGGAACATATGAATACGAAGCAGAGACAGCAGATGAGGCTCTCGATAAGTATTACGATGAGCACAACGGCTCAGGCTCTTATGAGGTGATGGTGGAGCTAATGGAAGAAAACCTATGACAACAACATGGATTCGTGATGCTTTTGGTGTCGATGTGCAGCATAGAAACAACTATGCTTATAATGATGATGGGTTTGGTAACTTAATAGAGGCGGCAGGTAGCTATTATAAGGAACATCCAACAGCTCCCATGCTTCATAAAGATATGCAGATTGTTAACTTTGAGGGAGCTATTTATTATTGGACTGATGGAGCTTGCAACAATTGGTATGACCCTCCTAAAAAACACAACCCATATGCTGCCATTGATTTCATGTACAGCCTATCAATGAAGCAATGGCCTCAACATGGGTATAAGCTGATACATGAGAACGGAGGAGAGTATTGGACGCAGGACTACAGGTGTGCAAAGCCTGACAAGTATCCAGCAAACAGACGTAGCAAGTCCATAATGAAAGAACGAAATGAGGATAGTCTTAGACATTGAAACAAACCTAGCCCATACGAAAATATGGCTTGTATGTACAAAGAACATTGACACTGGAGAGAAAAGAACATGGAAAGAAGCAAGCAGCCTCATGGATTATTTAAAGGACGCTTCATTGATAGTCGGTCACAACGTAGTCGGCTTCGACTCCCCTCTATTGAAGAAGTGTTGGAAGATAGAGATAGCTACGAACCTGTTGTACGATACGTTGATAGTAAGTCGGCTGTTAGAGCCGAGCAGAGAGAATGGTCATTCATTAGAAGCGTGGGGAAACAGCCTCGGGTGTCAAAAGACCAGCTATAGCAGCGCATGGCAATGGCTTAAAGGACGCAGAGAGGAGTACAAAGGTGAATGCTTTGACTCTCCTCATATGGGTTTGTTAGAGAGCTATTGTGGACAAGACTGCGAAGTGACAGCTAAGTTGTATCTTAATCTAGTCAATGAGCTTAATGAGAAACAGTTTAGTGAAGAAAGTGTGCTGTTGGAGCACGAAGTGGCTCTAATTATTGAAGAACAAGTCAGAAATGGCTTTAAATTGGACATACCTTATGCAACGTGCTTACTTGTTACAATCAAAGGAAAATTGGATGAATTATATGAACAACTCCAACAAAGATGGCCTCCTGTCGTTGTTAAACGAACCAGCGACAAAACTGGAAAACCTCTCAAAGATGGGGTGGCTACTTTTAATCCCGCATCAAGGAAACAAATTGGAGAAAAGCTCATCGAGCTTGGATGGAAGCCCGACAAGCACACAGAAACAGGACAGCCTATAGTCGATGAAGGTGTGCTGTCGAAGATAGACCTGCCGGAAGCAGCTCCCATTGTTGAATATTTGATGCTCCAGAAGCGTGTAGCACAGATAGAAAGCTGGTTGGAGGCTGTAGGCAAGGACGGACGGGTACACGGCAAGGTGATTACCAACGGAGCTGTAACAGGAAGATGCACACATAGCTCTCCAAATTTGGCTCAGACACCGAACTCAAGCAGCTTGTATGGAAAAGAATGTAGAGAATGTTGGACGGTAGAGGAGAATAATGCTATAATTGGTGTTGACCTTTCAGGTATTGAGCTTCGTTGTTTATCTCATTACATGAAAGATGCAGCATGGCAGAAAGAGCTTTTAGAAGGAGACATTCATTGGAAGAACACACAGGCTTTTGGTCTAGTGCCTCTTGGTACAGTGAAAACTGACAGCAAGGAGCATAAAGACCTACGCAACATAAGCAAGACACTAACATATTCGGTGCTTTATGGCGCAGGAGCAGCAAAGGTTGGTTCTACAATGGGTGGTTCGTCTAAAATTGGCAACAAACTTATAAATTCTTTTCTAAAGAACACACCTTCTCTTGCAAAATTGAAGGAAAAGGTCTCTAAATATGCTACAATTGGGTATGTACCAGCGTTAGACGGTAGAAAGGTTTGGATTCGTAGCGACCATGCAGCATTGAACAGTTTGTTACAATCTGCTGGTGCTATAATTGCTAAACAATGGTTAATATGCTTTACAAAGTCTTTGAAAGCTGCTAACATTCAATACAAACTCGTTGCCTTTGTGCATGACGAAGTTGTAATTGAGGCAGCTCCAAAAGATGCAGAAAGCGTAGTGAAAATTGTGGTAGAATCTGCTGCTGAAGCTGGTCGTATATTAAACTTTCGGTGTCCAGTGGATGCTGAAGGACACATTGGAAGGACTTGGGGGGATGTACACTAAAACTTGTAAACAGTGTCTTATGTTAAAATCTTTAGATTCCTTTCAAAAGGATATTTCTAAAAAAGATGGATATAGACCAGAATGTAAGGTTTGTACAACAGCTAACAGGAAACAGAGGTATAATAAGACAATCACACGAAAGAGAAATCTTGAAAAGAATTTTGGCAGTGATGCACTCGCAACATACGAAACACTTTTTGAAAAACAAGGAGGTGTATGTGGTATTTGTGGCTCTGCTGAAAATGGACGGTATAATCATCTGAGTATTGACCACTGCCATACTAGTGGCTTTATCAGAGGATTATTGTGCAATAATTGCAACCGTGGAATTGGATTGTTGAGAGACAGTCCAGAGCTGCTAAGAAAAGCAGCAAATTATATTGAAACAAACTGAAAAGGAAACTTAAATGACTACAAAACCTATCACAATCAACGGACAGCTCTACTACGCTTCTGACATGGTTCAATTTAACCAATACACAGAGGCTTCTAAGAAATATCTGGTGAAGCTAGGAAATCTGTCTGCTGAAGATGTAGCTAAGGTGGAAGCCCTTGGTGTTCATGTAGGCGAGAACGAGAGCATGGGACGCTTTGTCACCTGCAAGAGCAACTTCGCTATTCAGCCTGTAGATGACGATGGCAAGAACATTGACCCAAAAACTATTGGCAATGGTTCAAAGGCTACGCTGGTTCTAGGCACATACGAATGGAAGTTTGCTAAGAAGACAGGCGTTGCTGCCTCTGCCAAGCGTGTAGTGGTTACAGAGCTTGTCACCTATGTCCCTTCTGCTAAGGAAGAAGACACAGCAGACATGGAGCTGTAATGTCTCTGCCTCCTAAACCAACGGAGGCTGTCATTGATGCCGACTTTTTGGTCTACCATGTTGCTTTCTCCTGCAAAGATGTAGAGGAACAATGGGCTAAGAATCGGCTCACTGAATGGCTGACAGACATGGTGTATATTCGCCTTAAATGCACAACCTACAATGCCTTCATCACGGGGAAAACAAACTTCCGTTATGACATTGCCAAGACAGTGCCTTATAAGGGGAACAGGAAAGACCTAGAGAAGCCAGAGCATTATGAGGCTTTGAGAAAGCACCTAACACGGCTGGAGGCTGTAACAACAGAGGGTGAAGAAGCTGATGACGCTGTGGGCATCTTTGCAAACGGAAAGAGCGTGTGGATTGTTCATGTGGACAAAGACCTAGACCAACTACCGGGGTGGCATTACAACCCCGTAAAGGACTTGGAATACTTTGTCTCTGAAGAAGAAGGACTAAAGAGCTTCTATTTGCAAATGCTGACAGGCGATAGAATTGATGCAATACAAGGGCTTAAAGGCATTGGGCCTGTAAAGGCTGCAAAGCTGCTCAAGGGGCTGACAACAGACAAGGAGATGTACGAGGCTGTTGTAGAGGCTTATAAGGCTGCTGGAGAGGCTCCAGAGCGTGTGTTAGAGAACGGTTGCTTGCTCTATTTACGACGAACAGAGGGGCAGCTATGGCAACCTCCAACGTGAGAAGCTACAACGGAGGTGAATGGACGGAGGCTCGCTTCAAGAGTTTTGTTGTGTCGGCATTACGAACAGCAACTCAGAGGTGGCCTCCTAAATATGCTGTGCTTGATGCTGCCTTTACCGAGAGAAAGACCAATGTAAAGACAGGGAAACTTGCTAAACACTTTCAATGCAACGAGTGTAAACAGGAATTCGTAGCTAAAGAGGTGCAGGTTGACCACAAGAAGCCAGCAGTAGACCCCAAGAAGGGATGGCAGGGGTGGGACACATTCATTGACAGGCTGTTCTGTGAGGAACAGAACCTTCAGGTGCTTTGTGTCTCATGCCACAAGGTTAAGAGTGCGTTAGAGAAAGAACAAAGGAAGAAAACATGAAGAAATTATTAGCTATGTCCCTGCTTTTAGCAAGTAGTTTGTCGTATGCTTTTACAGGCAATGAGCTGCTAGATGCTTTGAACAGCAAAGACCCGTATATGAACGGAGCAGCAGCGGGGTTTATCAATGGCTATTCAATGGCTAAGGATGAAGACCTCTATTGCATCCCTCCAAAGGTGACAGTGGGGCAGGTGATAGGCATTGTTCGGAAGCTGTTAGAAGAGCACCCAGACAAGAGACACCAAGAGGCTTCTGCCTTTGTAGCTGTGTCCCTTGTTAATGCTTTCCCCTGTGCTAAGAAGGAGCAATGGAGTGGGTGATATTACGTTATGTGACGGACACGGATGTCCTGCTACAGAGCAATGCCATAGGTTTTCTCCTTATGTTCCCTCGGAGAAGCCCTTGATGTATTTCGCAGGAGTGCCTTACAACCACACTGTGCAGAAATGTCATATGTTTTATGAAAAACCAAAGGAAGCAGCATGACGTATGAGAAAGTGCCTTGGGGAGGCTCTTTAGAAGAAATACAAGGTGTTATAGCAAGAAACTCTGTACGTGTAGGGAAAGACCCCTATTATTACAACAGCTTCCATGACGAACCTGCATACAGCCTTGCTAATGCACAGCTAATGAAACGTATAATGAGCCATGACAGCTTAAAGCTGTCCTTTTAAAGGAAACCAAATGACAAACAAGTTTACATTTCGAGAAGAAGACAGCATTGAAGACAAAGACATCACTTTTGCCATCAAATATGGTGACGGAACCCCTTGGCCGAACATCCTACAAGACTTCTTGTTCTTCTTAGAAGCAACAGGCTATTGTGGTGTACGTGAGAAGGTACGCATTGAATATTCCCCCTTCCGTGAGAGCGAGGGATGGTTTGGGGACTATTATGACAGCGAGGAGGAAATTGCAGGACGTGCTACAGGGTGGGGAGAGAATGACGAATGAGGATTTTATGCATCCCGGACACCCAGTGCAAGCCAGATACGCCTACCAAGCACCTGACATGGGCTGGTAAGGCTATCTGTGACTACAAACCAGACGTTGTTGTACACCTTGGCGACCATTGGGATATGCCCAGTTTGTCAAGCCACGACAAGGCAGGTAGCAAGTATTTTGAAGGGAAACGCTACCTAGCAGACATTGAGGCAGGGAACAAGGGCATGGAAGCCCTCCTTGCCCCTTTAAAGGCCATGCAGAAGACACAGAAAGAGAGCAAACACAAGGTGTATAAGCCTCGGATGGTGTTTCTAACTGGCAACCACTGCAACCGAATTAGTCGTGCTATTAACAACAACCCAATGCTAGAAGGGCTAATGACTTATGACCACCTTGCTCTTAAAGATTGGGAAGTACATGACTTTCTCAAGCCAGTGTTTATTGCTGGTGTTGGGTTTTCTCATTATTGGCCTGTGGGTGCAATGGGTCGTCCTGCCGCTTCTCCTGCTGCAATTATTAGTAAGCTACATATGTCGTGCGTGGCGGGACATCAACAGTCGAAGCAGGTAGCATATGGCAAACGAGCTGATGGTCAGCCTATTTGTGCTATTATTGCTGGTAGTTATTATCTACATGATGAAGATTATATGGACAATCTTTCTAACCGACATTGGCGGGGGCTTGTAGTCTTGAACGATGTTAAGGACGGAGCCTTTGACGAGATGTTTTTAAGCATCGAGTATTTAGAACGTAAATATGCTAACAAGGAATCAAATGACTAAAGACCAATATAAAGAGAGCTGTGGACGCATTGGTGTGCCTTACTTTGAAGAAGACTTTAATGAGAAGATGCAAGACTACATCAAGAGCATTCAAGCAGACACAGGCGGGGATAGAGAGACAGCCTCAAACCTCCTTAGCTTTGACAATCCTATAAAAGGTTTGTTTATATCTGAAGAAGGACAATGTACCTATTTTAGCGGAAGGCTTTATGAGGGGGATACAATCTGGATGAACAAACAGATTAACACAACTCTTAACGATGCTTTAGACTTCCTTGATGATAAACCAGAAGACTACAATGTTATTGATAAGCCAAAGCACTATATGCTCTTTGAAGACAAGAATATTGAGGTGCGTGATGTCATTGAGAAACTCGTAGCTAAGGTGGATAAGCAAATGGGAGAGGGAGTTGTTCCTTATAGCCCTCTGTTTAGCTCAGACTATACGCAGATGATGCAATATGGTATGCGCTTTATGGAGAAGAACGGGAAGCAAGACTTAGAGAAGATGCAATGGTATCTGTCTCGGCTTATTGATTCGTATGACCGTGTTGCTTGAAGAACTAAAAGAGAAGCTGGAAAGGCTTGATGAGGTTTCTTTGCTGGAGCTGTTAAACGTCAGCAGCAGAGACCTTATCAATGCCTTTGCGGACGTTGTAGAAGATAATATGGACAGGTTTTTAAAGGAAGTAGAATGACCCCGTACCAAACATGGATTGGAAAGAGCCGTTACGCACGGTATTTAGACGACAAAGGACGACGAGAGCATTGGCCTGAGACAGTGGCTCGTTATTTTGATTTTATGTCGAAGCATTTGAAAGACAACCACAGCTTTGTGCTAGAAGACGAGCTGCGAGCCGAGCTGGAAGGAGCTGTTGTCGGGCTGAGTGTTATGCCCTCAATGCGTACCCTTATGACAGCAGGAGAGGCTCTGGAGCGTCAGAACATTGCAGGTTACAATTGTGCCTACATGACCATTGACGATGTAAAGAGCTTCGATGAGGCAATGTACATTCTGCTGTGCGGAACAGGTGTAGGCTATAGTGTGGAGAATAAATATGTTAGTAAACTTCCGGAAATCCCTGAGCAGCTATTTAACAGCTCTACTTGTATTGTTGTATCCGATAGTAAAGAAGGTTGGGCTAAAGCGTTACGCCAACTACTTGCATTGCTGTATAGTGGAGAGGTTGCGAAGTGGGACGTATCAAAAGTACGCCATGCGGGGACACGTCTCAAGACTTTTGGTGGACGTGCAAGTGGGCCGGAACCATTGGTGGAGCTTTTCAAGTACTGTATTGCTAAATTCAGAGGAGCAGCAGGACGCAAGCTCACCAGTTTGGAAGCCCACGATATACTTTGTAAAATCGGAGAGGTGGTTGTTGTTGGGGGTGTTCGTCGGAGTGCTATGATTTCTTTGTCTGACCTGTCCGACCACAAGATGGCGACAGCAAAGGCAGGTAATTGGTGGGACACTAACGGACAACGTGCTCTTGCAAACAACTCAGCAACCTATGTCTCTAAACCAGACGTGGGCGAGTTTATGCGTGAATGGGCTAGCATCTATGAGAGCCATTCAGGAGAGCGTGGAATCTTTAATCGAGAGGCTTCTGAGAAGCAGGTAGCAAAGAACGGAAGACGTGAGACAGGTCATGAATGGGGGACAAACCCTTGCTCAGAAATCATCCTCCGTCCCAATCAGTTCTGTAACCTAAGCTCTGTTGTGGTGCGTAGCGACGACACACAAGACAGCCTTTTGAAGAAAGTGCGACTAGCCACTATTCTCGGTACTTTCCAAAGCACCTTGACAAACTTTCCGTATTTGCGGAAGACATGGAAGAACAACACGGAAGAAGAACGCCTCTTGGGAGTATCGATGACAGGCATTTTAGATAACGCCTTGTTGAACAACCCCGATGATGTAGGTCTCCCTGCCTTGTTAGAAGGAATGAAATATGAAGCTGTGGAAACAAACAAGAAATATGCTGCTCTATTGGGAATCAATGCTTCTGCTGCAATTACTGCTATTAAGCCGGAAGGAACGGTTAGTCAGCTAACGGGTACGTCTAGTGGCTTGCATCCGCAACATAGCTCGTTCTATGTACGCAGGGTGCGTAGCGACAATAAAGACCCCTTGACTACCTTCTTGAAGGAACAGGGCTTTAGTTGTGAGCCATGTGTCTTGAAGCCCGACAGTACCAGTGTGTTTAGTTTCCCTGTGTCTGTAGCTGATGGAGCTGTGCTGCGTGAAGACCTAAGCGCAATTCAGCATTTGAAGTTGTGGCTTGTGTATCAGCGGCACTATTGTGAGCATAAGCCTTCTGTTACAATATCTGTAAAAGAAGCTGAATGGCCTGAAGTTGGAGCATGGGTGTGGAAGCATTTTAATGAGATTACTGGTGTGTCTTTCCTTCCTATGGATGGTGGAACATACAAGCAAGCTCCTTATACGGAATGCACAGAGGAGGAATATTTAGCTTTGTTGGCTAGTAATCCAAAGAACATTGAATGGGAGAGCTTTATGGAAAATACGGATAATGTTGAAGGGGTACAGACCTTGGCTTGCGTTTCGGGTTCCTGTGACGTGGCGTTCTAACTTAGAATGATGTATAATACTTCTTTTACACTTGGAGAAAATCATGGGCAGAAAAGCTAAAAATAAGAAACAGTCCGGGTGGGAAGAAGGGCATAGGGAATGCGTGAAG